AGTTCGCTGCCGAGAAGGCGTCTACCGAGGACGTCACCATGACCCGCGACCTGTCGCTCGTCGGCACGCAGAAGCTGGGCTACAACCCGGTGTACTGCAACTGGGATGCGTGGGCCGGTCACTGGAAGCCGAAGTGCGTCGGCAAGCCTATCGTCATTGATGCTGCAGGAGTGTCCGCCAAGCTCAAGGACTGCTGGTCCGGGCGGCATGAGGTGGGCGTAAAGCTCTGCGATCTCAAGGCCCCGGAGTGGCTGGAGAAGGCCAAGAAGTCCTGGACGTTCGACGGCTTGGGCATGGAGCTTCCAGAGCGTGACGTTGAAGCGCTCCAGCGGATGGTCCGTGAGTTCCACGCCCGCCACGGCCGGTATCCGGTGATCGCAGAGATCGGATCATGGGCAGGCAGGTCAGCCATTGCCATGGCCGACGCTGGCGCCACGGTGCACTGCATCGATCACTGGAAGGGCAACAAGTACGACTGCGGGACACAGGGCGTGGACCCTGAGACGGCGTACCAGACGTTCCTGCGGAACACTGAGCGGTATCGCAGTGACGGCAAGATCATCCCGCACCGTGACGATTCGGTCAGTGCGTCCGTGCACTTCCTCGCCTCTGGGCAGGACTTCGACATCGTCTACATCGATGCCGAGCATTCCTATGAGAGCGTCCGGCAGGACGTCCTGGTGTGGAAGCCGCTGGCGAAGCACATGATCGCCGGCCATGACTATGACGTCTTCCCGGGCGTCAACCGGGCAGTCAACGAGCTGTTCGTTGGATTCCAGACCGATGGCCACGTGTGGATGGCAGAGCGGTGAGAACGTGCGTCAAGTGCAAGAAGGATTTGCCTGACGACGCCTTCCACCTGGCGTCGGACGGGAAGCGGCATCCACGGTGCAAGACCTGCCGCACGGCCTATGAGCGGAAGCGACGCAAGCAGAAGAAGGACGACAGGCTTGACCAGATCGAACGGGACGCCGTCGATGTGTTCTGCAAGGCGGCGAGGCTGGGCGGAGGGAACATCCCGCACAGCGCCGAGCTTCTGGAGACGCTGCTGGATTACATGGGCGGCACCCGCGGGTTCGCCAACCTGTTTATGAAGCAGTTCTACGACAGCCCTCCCGGGGGCGCGTTCCGCACCAAACAGCTGGAAACCATCGTCCGCCTGGTCACCAATAACACGGCGATGGGCGGGGCCAAGAAGCCGCTTACGCTCTGGAGCGAGGACGAGCTGGAGGACGAGCTTCGCGAGCGACTCATCGAAACTGCAGCCACGCTGAAGACCATTACGGTCCAGGCACTCCCGGAGGTACGTGAAGAAGCACCCGCGCCAGATTCCTGATCCGCCCAAGCCTGAAGGGGTGGACCTCAAGGCCGCGCTCACCCAGCACTCGCTGGGAGTTCTCAAGGAAGTTCAGGCCGAGCTGAAAAGCCGGCGCATTGAGGCGTTGCGGTTGTATGAGCCGATGCCTCACCAGGACGCCATGCACGCCGAGCAATGCTCTGAGCGTGTGGTGCTTGGCGGCAACCGCAGCGGAAAGAGCCTGTCCACGTTTGTGGAGGACGCCAGAGCCGCTACCGGGCAAGACCCGTACGGCAAGTATCCTGAGCGTGACGGCATTATGGTCATCGTCGGCCGCAACTGGCCGCACATCGGCCTGGTGTGCTATCCGATGCTTTTCAAGGCTGGAGCCTTCAAGATCATCCGTGACTTGCAGACCAATGAGTGGCGTGCGTTCAGGCCCAAGGAGGACGCCGAGCGAATCGCTGAGGCCAAGCCCGCCCCGCCATTGATCCCGCCGCGCTATGTCGTTGACACCTCATGGGTGCTGAAGAACGCCGGCTACTGCCAGAAGGTCACGTTGACCAACGGCTGGGTCATTAACTTCTTCTCGTCGGAAGGCGAGCCGCCCCAGGGCTTTCAGGCCGATCTTGTGCACCTGGACGAGGATATTTCCAACCCCGCCTGGGTAGGTGAAATGCAGGCCCGCCTCGCAGACCGCAAGGGGCGCCTGATGTGGAGCGCGATGCCGCACTCCAAGAACGACGCCTTGCTGGGGTTGTGTGAGCGTGCGGACCGCGAGGCCGAGCTTGGCACCGAGAACCCCATCATCAAGAAGTTCGTCTTCCGGTTTCTGGACAACGCGCATATCGACCAGGCTGAGAAGGAGAAGAACATCAGCCGGTGGTCGGCCCTGGGCGTCGATGAGCTTCGCATGCGTGCGGAGGGTGAGTTCACTCAGGACTCCATCCTCATGTACCCGTCATTCAATCCGGCCGTGCACGTGCTGCGGCGAGAGGAGCTGCCCAACGGCATTCCTCCGACCTGGACCAGGTACGTGGCCATCGACCCTGGCCACACGGTCATGGCGTGCGTCTTCGGTGCGGTGCCGCCGGACGAGAAGTTCTTGCTGATCTATGACGAGCTGTACATCCGCAATGCCAATGCCCTGATCTGGGGCGATGAGTTTGCCAGGAAGGTGCAAGACCAGCACTTCTACGCCTTCATCATGGACATGCACGGCGGCACCCTGCGCGACCTGGGGTCCGGCCGGTTGCCATGCGACCTGTACTCCGAGCAGCTGCGAATCCGGAACATCCGTGCCCAGATGAGCGGGCACCAGTTCGTCCCCGGGTCAGACGACATCATCGCCCGCACAAACCTGGTGCGGCAGATGCTGCACATCCAGGGGGACGGCAGCACGCGGCTGAAGTTCCTGGAGGGCGGCACTCCGGAGCTTTTCCGAGAGATCAAGCGATACAAGAAAAAAGTGGTCCAGAGCAACAGCGGTCCGTTCATCACGGATATGCCCAACACGCGTGGCGAGGTCCACGCTGTTCAGTGCCTGGAATACCTCTGTGCGTATGAGCCGCAGTATCACGCTCCCCCTACGAACCCCGGCCCGGAGCCGTGGTACGTGAAGTGGCTGGCCGAGAAGAAGAAGCGGCAAGGGGATGACGGGCGTGGGTATGTCGTTTTGGGTCCTACCAGAAAGGGGTGATTTATGTCCTATGAGATGCCTGCGGTGAGCCTGGGCGAGACGGTGCTGTACCGGGTCCATGAGGGCGCCGAGCCGATCATGGCGTTCGTAACCAAGGTGGGCCGGGAAACCATCGAATGCTGGTCGCTGTCGCCTGGCTACGGCGGCGTGGACCGCACCAGCGTGCACCACAAGGACGATCCGGCCCTGGAAAACCCCAACCTGAAGGCGTTCGGAACGTGGGAGCACCGCCCCCGCGATCCCCGCATCGCCCAGCTCTCGGAGAGGGTTTCGGCCCTGGAGAAGTCGCACGGGGGCAATAAGAAGTAGCAGGAACCCGCATGGCAGACACAGTCCTCGGCAGAACCATTCGGCCTCCCTACCCGGGAGAGGACGAGTTTTTCTGGCTTCACCCAACGGTTGCAGGCATGGCCGGCGAGGACGGCCAGGTCACGCTGAATCCTCACAGCAGCCTGTCGGACGCCGAAAAGATGGGCGTTGCCAGGAACGAGGCTATCCGTCTGCATCAGCGGGAGCACGGCCTGGACTATTCGTTTCCCTTGACCGACTCACAAGCACAGTCGCTCATGGGCTCCGCGTACGAGAACGATCCTGCGGCTGCACGCCAAACGGTTGTCGCCAGGATCATGTCCGGCGACCCAAGCGCCGGTAAACCGACGTTCGACCAGCGAATGGCGGCCATGGGCACTGCGATTCACCTGGACCACGTGCTGAAGAGGCTGGAGAGACAGCGTGTCGGACACTAACCCGCTTCGGCCCATTGTGAAGGGCTGGCTAGACAAGATCGATCTAGCCCTCAAACACAAGAAGCCCTTCCAGGATGACGCCGACGAGGCGATGTCGTTCTATGACGGCGACAACGCCTGGATGTTCCGCAACGAGTACACCCGCGGCGAGAAGGGGTTTATCAAGGGCATTGCGCCGCCTGCCTTCAGGATGACCATCAACCGCGTCTGGGAGGCTGTTCGCCTCTTCGGATCGGTCATCCACCACCGCAACCCGGTGCGGAACGTCACGCCGCGTCAGTACCCGCTGATCAAGCCGGAGATGCTGGGCATCTACCCGCAGCCTCCGACTCCGCAGATGGGCCCTGATGGCCAGCCGGTCATCGGTCCAGACGGGCAGCCTGTGATGGCCCCAGACCCGGGGGCGATGTTCTACCAGCAGATGACGCAGCAGACGCAGTTCCTGTCGGAGAAGCGTGCGGTCATCTCCAAGCTGCTTGAGGACTACCTGAACTACACCCCCAACGAGCTGGACCTGAAAACCCACTCACGGAAGGTGGTGGACGAGGCCCTGATCAAGGGCGCCGGCTGCTGGTTCACTGAACTTTACCAGCCGCCTGGGTCGAACATCCGC